AAGAAATCTTGGATTATGCACGAAATCTCATACAAAATAAACCTTCAAAAACATTTACAAATCTTTTGACAGGTAAAACAAAATCAACTATACTTGGTGAAGAGTTTTACACAAGAAACAAAAAGATAGTTGACCTTACAAACCCTTTAATTACTGACGATGGAAAAGAATTGGTGGAACAGATTTTAACCGACACGATAGACCCTACAGATAGGGGTTACAAAAACTTAATGAGAATGATGATGGAAGATGGTCTTTTTAAATATCTACCCAAGAATGACGAAGCTTGGGTCAACTTCCTCAAACCATTTATGAAATTAACAAGAAAAGAAAAAAGAAACATAACAAACAAAAATTAAATTATGAAAGAGCAAGACAGCACTAAAATGGAATTCCTATTGACGTTGAATGACAACATCGTAGTTCAGAGATTCTTTAACGTTAGAGGGTTCAATCCTGAGGCAAAAAACTCAGTGGAATTGTATTACTTTATGAGACAATTGAAAGAAGAACTTCAGTATCATTTAAAGATGAAAACAATTATCTATATGATTGATAATAAAGATGCAATTGTTAATGACCCCGCAATTCTCGACACTTCATTTACTGAAGGTAGTGAACAATTCAATCTTTATGTTAGAATTGGAGAACAGACAATTTGTCATAGATATTTTGACGGAAAATTATTTCCACCGAAAGTTCGTTATACCGTTGACGTACGACCATTTTTGAAAGACGTTCTCCGTGAACTAACTGACATTTTTTCAGAACAAAAATTAAGTTTTGAATATTTGGGCGTTGACTTAAACAATTAAATATTTAATAAAACAGGGGATTACAAAAACGATATATGAACAAGAATTTTGATTACTTAGGGAATACTTTCCAGATACAACTTTTAAACCAACTTATTGTAGATAAAGAATTTTCAACATCAATTATGGATGTTATTGAAAGTGTTTATTTTGACAATAAGTACTTTAAAATTATCTTGCAAATGACAAAGGAGTATCACTCAAAATATCATTCTACCCCTAACTTTGATACTCTTGAACAAATAGTAAAATCTGAAATTTCACAAGAGTTAGTCGCCAAAATCGTTCTTGACACTATCAAACAAGTAAAAGACGCACCATTTGAAGGAACACAGTTTGTTCAAGAAAAGGCATTGAAGTTTTGTAAACAACAAGAACTTCAGAAGGCTATGGATAAAGCGCAAAAGATTATTACTGAAGGAGACTTTGAATCTTATGACAAAGTTGAGAGTTTGGTTCGTGAAGCGCTTCAAGTTGGTGAGAGAGAGACAGGTATGACCGACATTTTTTCTAACCTTGACACCGTACTTGATGAGGATTTCCGTCATCCAATACCAATAGGTATACCAGGTATTGACAGATTACTTAAAGGAGGTTTGGCAAAAGGAGAAATTGGCGTTATCTTAGCACCCACAGGTGTCGGTAAAACAACTATCCTAACCAAAATTGCGAACACAGCGTTTAATCTTGGATACAATGTACTTCAGATATTTTTTGAAGACAATCCAAAGATAGTACAACGTAAACACTTTACACTTTGGACGGGTATTGAACCTGATAACTTGGTAAAAAACAAAGTAGAGGTAATGGCTAAAATTACTGAAATCCAAGAAACAATGAAGAACGAGTTAATTTTACAAAAACTCCCTTCAGATACTATGACTATGAATCAAATCAAAAATCAAGTCAGAAAAATGATTGCTGACGGGACAAAGATTGATTTGATTCTTTTGGATTACATTGATTGTGTGGTACCTGAAAGTTCAAGTAAAGATGAGTGGAAAGCTGAAGGGTCGGTAATGAGAGGTTTTGAGGCGATGTGTCACGAACTATCATTGGTTGGATGGACCGCAACCCAAGGGAATAGAAGTTCAATATCTTCTGATGTTGTTACTACAGACCAAATGGGTGGTTCTATTAAGAAGGCACAAGTTGGACACGTTATTATTTCTGTTGCGAAAAGTCTACAACAAAAAGAAATGAACTTGGCGACAATAGCAATTACCAAATCACGTATTGGTAAAGATGGGGTTGTGTTTGAGAACTGTAAGTTCAACAACGAACTACTTGAAATAGATACTGAAAGTTCAGTAACTTTCTTAGGTTTTGAAGAACAACAAGAAGAAAGAAAACGTGATAGAGTTAAAGAACTCTTAGAAAAGAGAAAACAAAGAGAAGAACAAAAACAATAATATAAACTAAAAAAAAAAGAAGAATTATGGACGCATCACAAAGGATATTGTCAGATTTAACTGTTTACATGAAGTACGCTAAGTTCGTTCCTGAATTAAACAGACGCGAAACATGGGAAGAATTGGTAACCCGTAATATGGAAATGCATATTAAAAAATACCCGTCATTAAAAAACGAGATCAAAGAAGTGTATGAAATGGTATATGATAAAAAAGTATTGCCGTCAATGAGGTCACTTCAGTTTGGTGGGAAACCAATTGAAATTTCTCCAAATAGAATTTACAACTGCGCTTATCTACCAATAGATCATTTAGATGCGTTTTCAGAATCTATGTTCTTATTATTAGGTGGAACAGGTGTTGGATATTCAGTTCAAAAACATCATGTTGAAAAATTACCTGAAATTAGAAAACCAAATCCAAAATATACAACAAGATTTTTAATTGGAGATTCTATTGAAGGATGGGCAGATGCTATTAAAGTGTTAATGAAATCATATTTTGGTAAGGCATCCTCAACAATATTGTTTGATTATTCTGATGTTAGACCAAAGGGGTCTAGACTTGTAACTTCAGGTGGTAAAGCACCAGGACCTCAACCATTAAAAGATTGTATCTATAAGTTAACAACTATGTTAGAATCAAAAAATGATGGTGAAAAATTAACACCAATTGAGGTTCATGATATGGTTTGTCATATTGCTGACGCTGTGTTGGCAGGTGGAATTAGAAGAGCTGCTCTTATCTCGTTGTTTAGTGCTGATGATCAAGAAATGATATCTTGTAAGTCAGGTTCTTGGTGGGAAAAAAATCCACAAAGAGGTAGAGCAAATAATTCAGCGGCATTAGTTAGACATAAAATTACAAGAGAGTTCTTTATGGATTTATGGAAGCGTGTTGAAGCTTCAGGAGCAGGAGAACCTGGTATCTACTTTACAAACGATAAAGATTGGGGAACAAACCCTTGTTGTGAAATCGCATTGAGACCAAATCAATTCTGTAATTTATGTGAAGTAAATGTTTCTGACATTGAATCACAAGAAGACCTAAACGCTCGTGTTAAAGCTGCCGCGTTCATCGGAACACTTCAGGCGGGTTACACTAACTTCCACTATCTTCGTGATATTTGGAAAAGAACAACTGAGAAAGATGCATTAATTGGTGTATCTATGACAGGTATCGGTTCAGGTATTGTTTTGGGTTATGATATGAAAGAAGCGGCTAAAGTTGTTAAAGAGGAAAACTCAAGAGTTGCGGAATTAATTGGTATTAACAAATCGGCTCGTACTACAACAGTAAAACCTGCAGGAACAACCTCATTAACTTTAGGAACATCATCAGGTATTCATGCCTGGCACAACGATTATTACATCCGTAGAATTCGTGTAGGTAAGAATGAATCAATTTACCATTACTTAATTAATAATCACCCTGAATTGGTTGAAGATGAATTCTTCCGTCCACATGATACTGCGGTTATTTCGGTTCCACAAAAAGCACCTGAAGGTTCAATATTAAGAACTGAAAGTCCGTTTCAACTATTAGAAAGGGTTAAGAAAATCACACAAGAATGGATTAAACCTGGACATAGAAATGGTTCAAATAGTCACAATGTGTCGGCAACAATTAGTTTAAAACCTGAAGATTGGGAATTAGCTGGTGAGTGGTTTTGGAATAATCGTGATTTTTACAACGGTTTATCTGTACTTCCGTATGATAATGGAAGTTATATCCAAGCTCCTTTTACTGATTGTACTAAAGAAGAGTATGAAAAATTATTTTCAAAACTACATTCAATTGACTTATCAAAAGTTATTGAATTGACAGATGAAACAGATTTAAGTGGTGAGTTGGCGTGCGCTGGAGGAGGATGTATTATTACTTAATAGTAATTATCTAATTAATAATAATAATGGGTGTGAAGTCATAAAAAAACTTCACACCTTTGTATTTATATAATATATTACTATATTATGATAATGTACATCTACAAGATAACAAATATAAAAAACAAAAAGTTTTATATTGGTAAAAGTAAAAATGTTGAAAAACGATGGAAACAACATTTGTCGTTGGTTGGAAAAAAAAGACATCCATTATATGATGCAATAAAAAGTTATGGAATTGAAAATTTCAAATTAGAAATTATTGATTGTAATGAAGAAACAATGATAGACGAGTTAGAAAAAAAATGGATATTAGAAACTAATGCAATAAAACTTGGGTATAATATGACTGATGGAGGTACGGGAGGGGATACTTTTTCCAACAAATCTGAAGAATTAAAAAAAATTACAAGAGATAAATTAAGACAAATAATGAAAGACAATAACCCAATGTTTAACCCAATAATCAAACAGAAACTTAAAGAAATACAAAGCGGGGATGATTATAAAAATAAAATGTCGGAAATTGCGAATTCAAGACGTGAGGATTTTAAAGTAAAAGTTAGTAATGGTTTAAAGTTAGCGTTAAAGTCATCTGAATTAAGAAAAAAATGGAGTGAATGTAAGATAGGTGATAAAAATGGGAGGTCATTAGGTACAATAATTGTTACGGATTTAAATGGAAATGAAACTAAATATGAAACAGCAAAAGATGCTGCAAAAAAATTAGTTGTTACCGCCCATTTAATTAGAGAACATTGTAGAAATAAAACCACATTTCAAAGAGGGATATATAAAGGATGGAAATTTAGATTTGATGATAAAAAATACTGAAGATTGGATAAACCAAGAGCGTGTTAAGAAAATTATGATTAGTAATCATGAACCAACTGATTTTTATTTTGAAGATGGTAAAGTAGTTATGACTGAGTCATACCATATTAAGAGAGGTAGTTGTTGCGGGAATGGATGTAAAAATTGTCCTTATTCTCCAATTCACAAAAAAGGAAACACTACTATATTTATAGACAATGGCTAATGGTGTTACATATGGTATAAATTTTCCCTTCAGAGATTCACGAAGAGGTGACTATTTGGAGTTAACTGAATTTCAGTCTCAAGAAATTAAGGCGGCTTTGATACATTTGTTATTAACCAGAAGAGGATCAAGATATTTTTTACCAGAATTTGGTACTAGATTATATGAATTTTTATTTGAACCATTTGACGGATTAACATTTAACGCAATTGAATCTGACATTAGGGATGCAATTGAAAACTTTATGCCAAATCTATTGGTTAATAGTTTAAGTATTACTCCTGCAGACCCACAAGAAGAGGTGGATATTGCGACAGGACAAAACTTGATTGGGACCAGTGAATCATCAATATATAGATTTCCGGGTAAGGGTACTTCAGAATACACAGCAAAAATAAGAATAGATTACTCAACTAATGGGGCGACATTTGGTCAGAGTGATTTTGTAATTATCAATATTTAAATAAGATGGCGAATAACAGAATATCATATACTAGTAGAGATTATCAGTCAATAAGAACGGAACTTTTAAATTACGCAAAAACTTACTATCCTGATTTAATTCAAGATTTTAATGACGCCTCAGTGTTTACTGTTTTCCTTGATTTAAATGCTGCGGTTGCGGATAACTTGCATTATAATATTGATAGAAGTATTCAAGAAACCGTTTTACAGTATGCTCAACAAAGGTCTTCAATTTACAACATTGCAAGAACATACGGGTTAAAATTACCAGGTCAAAGACCATCAGTATCATTAGTTGATTTCTCAATTACGGTTCCTGCCTTTGGTGATAAAGAAGATGAAAGATATCTTGGAACTTTATCAAGAGGTTCTCAAGTTGTTGGAGCTGGTATTGTATTTGAAAATGTTTATGATGTTGATTTTGCGTCACCGTACAACGCTCAAGGATTTCCAAACAGATTAAAAATTCCAAACTTTAACGCTAATAACATATTAATTAATTATACAATTACAAAAAGAGAACTTGTTGTTAATGGTATCACTAAAGTGTTTAAAAGAGTAATTGGGGCAAATGATGTTAAACCATTTTTTGAATTATTTTTACCCGAAAAAAACGTCTTAGGTGTTACAAGTGTGTTATTAAAAAATGGAACTAGCTATACCAACGTACCAACAACAGCGGAATTTTTAGGTTTAGATAATAGATGGTATGAGGTGGATGCTTTGGCTGAAGACAGAGTGTTTGTTGAAGACCCTACAAAAGTGTCTGACCAACCTGGTATTAAAGTTGGTAGGTACATTCAAACACAAGATAGATTTATTACTGAATACACACCCGAAGGATTCAAAAAGATGACATTTGGTGGGGGTACAAATACCGCTCAAGACCAATTAAACCAATTTACAACATTAGGTGCCACATTAGATTTACAAAGATATAGTAATAACCTTTCGTTAGGTGCAACACTAACACCAAATTCAACTTTATTTATTCAATATAGAGTTGGTGGAGGTTTGGCAACAAACTTAGGAACAAATGTAATTAACTCTATTGGTACCGTATCATTCTTTGTAAATGGTCCTTCCGAAACTACAAACTCATCGGTGGTTAATTCACTGAGGTGTGTTAACGTAACCGCAGCTGTTGGCGGAGCAGGTATACCATCACTTGAAGAGATTCGAAACTATGTTTCATTTAACTTTGCAGCACAAAAAAGAGCGGTAACAGTTCAAGACTATGAATCATTAATTAGAAACATGCCAGCCCAATTTGGGGCACCTGCAAAAGTATCTATTACTGAAAATGACAATAAGATATTGATTCAAATATTATCATACGATACTTCAGGTAAATTAACCAATATTGTTTCAAACACATTAAGACAAAATATTGCGAATTATTTATCAAACTATAGGATGATGAATGATTATATTTCTATCTTTAGTGCAGAAGTAATTGATTTA